CTCAGCTTATTTTGGAAAGAGAGTGAAGTTCAACGAGAATAACTAAAAAGTTAAATTTCAACTAAATAAAAGAAAGTCAACCAAAATAAGGGGTGTGTAGGTTTACTATATATCACTCACACGCATTCTAACCCAATTTTTTTTTGGATTTTTTTATCTGGACTTTAATACCATTTGTTGTGTAAGTTATAGCATATGAAACGTAAGAAACGCATTTTAGAAAAATATGATAAAAAAACAGGTAAATGGGTATCTGTACCATTTGATGATGCAAACGAAGAAATGATACGTATCTATGAAATGATGGAAGCTGAATTAGAAATTGCAGCTAAACAAGAAGCAATGAAACTGGGGTTATACGAAATAAAAAATAAGAGCTAGCCTATAAGCGTAATAGATAAGCTTATTTATTACGTTTCTGTAGAAACTACGATTAAGTTATATCGTATAAGTTATATCTTATTTATACCCTACATTAGGAGAAATACAAAATGAAGATTATATATGATAAAATATTAAAAAAAGACAGAGTAGTTATTGGTACTAACACATACAACTTTATTGTAATACAAGGACCGAAGGATGCAGAAGGTCTTTTAAAAAGAGATAGATATAGAAGTTATTATACATCTACTAGAGGTTTACTGCAAGGAATGTACGATAAAAGGATTAAGAGTCATTTTGATAGTATAAGTATAACAAACCTTCAAAAAGCGTTTCTAGGTGCATATAACGACGTTATAGACGTATCTAAAGAAATAGAAGATGTAGGAAATAAGTTAATTAAGAGGAAATAAATGAAAAAAGCAAAGAATAAGCTTACTTACAAACAAATGTTGAGCATTTTAACAGGAATGGATAAACAAATACAAGACCAACAAATGCTAGTTTTCAACATAGATAAGCTATTACAAGAGTTTATAGAGTTTAAAGAAGAAACAGAACCCTTCAAAAAATTTTTAGAAAAAAAATATCAGGTTAATGATAAAGATAACAAAGAAGCTGAAGAGAAATAACTTTAAATCTCAAACGTTCCAGGTGTTTACTAAGCAAGAAGCTAAAGAACAAGGCTTAAAGTGGAAGCATTGGGGTGAAGCAAAGGAGGGAGAGTATGGGATATCAGACGATGGGTATGTTGCTGAGTGCATCTATCGCAAGGTATATGGCGAAAAAGTGGAATATACCTACCCGTATGGTAGACAATGGCTTACAGCGTGGGGGAAATTAGAGTTTGAACCGCATTGGAAGTCTAATAACTTCAGTACAATCTCTACAAAGAGCTATAATGACTTGGAAGTACGGAAAAAAGGTGCAGACTTAGCTATGGATGCGTATATAACGTACAAATTAGCAGGTAAATCGCCAGATTGGGGTGTCATAGGCAAGATATATAGGCCTGACCAAGATAATCCCGTGGTGGCTGCAAAAAGATTATTTAAAACGAAACAGGTAAAGAAGATGATACGAGATAAGTTGAAAGAAGTCTTGGTAGACAAGAATATTGACGAAGGCTTTGTATTAGATGTGATAAAAGATGCTATTGAAGTAGCTAAAGTAAAGGAAGACTCTGGTAATATGATACGTGCAGCTAAAGAGCTGTCTGAGTTTTTAGATATGAAACCTAAAACGAAACAAGTTACTGAATCGTTGGAAATGGATATGTCACATCAGATAGAAGCTAACTTTGAAACGCAAACAAAGAAATTAAAAGCAACCCAAACGAGACAGGTAAATGAAGAAGATAGTAATAATATCGGGCAACAAGACGAATCTGAGTGAATTGCTAGCAGTACTACAGGCAGTAGCAGAAGATTTTAAAGTAGAAATAGTTATACAAGATGGATAAAAAAGATATTTTATTAAAGATGCAGCAAGATATGCTGTTATTTGGGCGTATGGTAATGCCTAATATGTTTAGTAGTGAATCCCCTCCATTCCACTATGACTTAACAAAAGAACTACTAAACACAGACGAGAAGCAAATAAATATCATTGCACCTCGTGGTCACGCTAAGAGTTCAGTAGCAGCAGGGATATTTCCTTTGTTTCATTTAATGTTCACTCCAGGGGTAAAAGTGATTGTACTTGTATCCCGTACCCAATCCCATGCTACTAAACTCTTAGGTACCATTAAAGACGTCTTAGACTATTCTCAGGAGTTTAGATACTTCTTTGGCTACTGGGGAATGCAGTCTGCACGTAAATGGACTAATACAGAAGTAGAACTAAAAGATGGTAGCTTGATTATCTGCAAAGGGACAGGACAACAGATACGTGGTATTAAACACGGAAACCAACGACCTACTCTATTAATCTTAGATGACCCTGAAGATGAAAACAATACCAAGACGTCTGAAGCAATGGAGTATAACCTTCGTTGGCTACTACAATCTGGAGTTCCATCCGTTGACCCATTAACGGGTAGGATAGTTGTTATTGGTACTCCCCAGCATGAACGATGTTTGGTGGAAACTTTAAAAGAGATGAAAGGGTGGAATACCTTAGAGTTTAGACCTAGCTTAGAAGAAAACCTTAGTCTATGGCCCGAAGTGTGGCCTATAGAAAAATTAAAAGATAAGAAAGAAGAATTAGAAAGTATCAACAGACTATCGGTGTTTTACAGGGAATACCTGTGTCAAATCGTTGGTGATGAAGATAATTTATTTAGAAAAGATGATTTACGATACTATGATGGCTACATTGAAAGAGACGAGCAGGGGTTGTCAACTCTCATCCTGACGAACCTTAATGGTGAGGAAGTAGAAGAGAGGAGACCTGTGAACGTGTTCACTGGCATCGACCCCGCATCTAGTACAAAGAAAGGAGCAGACTTTAGTGTTATATTCAATATTGCAGTGGATGGGGATAATAATCGTTTTGTCCTACCTTATTTTAGGAAGCGTGCTACTCCTTTGGATTTGGCTGATTCCATCATTAACAATTTTCAAAACTACAGAAGTAATAAAACGAGGATTGAATCGGTTGGGTATCAGGAGATGCTACGACAATATATCAAAGAAAAAGCAGAAGAACTAGGAATGTTTATCCCTGGACTAGAGATTAAAGAGAATCCTAGAACTAGTAAATCCTACAGATTAGAGAGTTTGCAACCTTTGTTTGCTAACAAGAAGGTACACATACAACCTAATATGCAAGCATTTGTAGACGAATTAACTCTATATCCACGTGGAAAGCACGATGATTTACTTGATGGATTCTTTTATGCTAACAAAAATTGTTACAAACCAGTACACGATTCTGTTGAATCAGAGAGAAAAACCTCGGTATATAGCAGAAAATCCAATAAATCTTGGAAGACTCTGTAGATTTCTCTTGACAATAACAACATTTTTCCCGTAATTTCGCTATAGTACAATTATGGATAAAAGCAAGTATTTTCTGCAATTTGATGATTTTATTCGCAAGATAGACGAATTAAACAAAGTAGAGATACCAAAAGGATACGTAGCAATAGATGCCAAAAAAAATTCAAAAAAGAGTTCAAAGCACAAGGACACAGGGAAAAGATGATTTACGATTTGTGTTTGACTACGAATCTGGTGATGTTAATCAAGTTGAAATAGACGAAGAAGTACAACTAACTAGAGAATTATTTCATGATTACAAAAGTGCTAGAGAACTATGGGCACAAAAATTTCAAGAATCTGTAGAATTTAGAGCAGGTGCACAATGGACTAACGAAGAACGTGATACACTTGAAGCACGTGGTCAAGCACCAATCGTAGTAAACAGAATACATCCTATTGTAGAAACTGCTAAATCTCTTTTAACATACAACTCTCCTCAGTTTCGTAGTACTGGAAGAGAAGATTCAGATAGAGATACTGCTAAAGTATTTTCTGACTTGTTTCAGTATATATGGCAAATATCATCAGGAGACGAAGAATTGAAAAGAGCTATCGACGACTATTATGTTGGTGGTATGGGTGTATTACAAGTATATCAAGACCCTGATGCTGATATGGGTAAGGGTGAAGTCTATATTAAGTCTATTAATCCGCTAGATGTGTATATAGACCCAAACGCTAAAGATACATATGCTAAAGATGCTGCAAATATTTTAGTTACCACTTATATGACAGATGAACAATCAATGCAAATATATCCAGAGTTTACTGATATTATTGAAGACTCGGCAATGCATCCTGATGAATCAGATGATTACCCAGTTACTAACTTAGCTGCTACAGAAGGTCAATTATTTACTACAGATGGAACTGAAACAGTACACAATAGAAGACAGTTTATAGAAAGATACTCAAAAGAAATGCATTCTTATTAT